TTACATAATACAAACTCTGATAGAACCGGAATCACGGACTGGCGCGGCTTCAGCGGGTGTCGTTGTCACAAAGTTTGTGACAGTTGCCAATATCAGGGCAATACTCGCCGCCTTCGTCATATCGCGTGCATTTGTGACAAAAGGGAGCCAGAAGGCGCGCTTCTCCTCCTTCCGCTCTGTTACTAGCTCTGACGCGGCAATAACTGTTTTTAGGTCGACTCGTAATAGTTCGGAAAGCTTAACGCATGCATCGGCCGGAATGCCGCGCTGGTGGGCCTTGGCGTTTGTTACGTGTTGTCTAGCAAGGCCTAGAGCGTCCGCGAGCTGACTCACGCCGCCTTTTCGTTCAATGCCGGCTTCAATTAAATCGCGTAGTTGCATGGCTATGCCTTTCGTAATATTGACGAACCAAGATTGTTTCCTGTCAAATGCCGTTGAAACGAACTTGGTTCCCGTTGGTTACAACAACCTACGGTCAACGATAGCACAAGGGCAAAAGTCAAATGGCGAAGCGGGCATCAGCAGGTCTTGAAATGACACCGGAAGCGTTCGAGCGTTTCGGGCGTTCGACGCCTGCTGAGCTTCGTTCTGTTTTCAATCCCGAGTCCGACATTACTCGCCAGCTTCGGGAAGCCGACCAACGCGCTGCGGCGGCAAGCGAAGCGCGCCGCAGCGCGTTGGTTCCCCCCCCTACTAACAGGGGGGGAAAGTCCTCCGACAGGTCCGATGACTTGGTAAAGCTGGTTCTCGAAGATGGAAAAATCAAAGAGGTTCTGAAACGTCGTGGCATTTGCGGCAGTGCTGCCGTAGTCGATTGGATCAATTTCACAATCGGCGACGAAACATTTGACCAAAGCGATGACGCGATTAGCGAACGCTATGATTTTGTGGCTGGTGAAGTCGTACCGGTAGAAGAGGGCGGAACCTTTACGCCGGTCACGAGCGATCAGGTGGCTATCGTCGTCTCCAACCGTCTGCAGGAAATCTTCGGCTTCGGAATCGCCGTTAAGCTCGGCTATGGTTTGAACTTCTATGCCGAGTCGTGGGCAATGCCGCATTCCTGGGGCACCGTCAGCTATGGCGGTCAGAATAAAACCGTCCTGGTTTCCCTTACCGGCACGGGCCTCGCGGCAGCAAAAGAGGGCTGGGAATTGCGCCTTCGCTCTTTCCTGGAAAAATCCCAACGTCCACGGATCACGCGGCTTGATCTGGCTCACGACGATTACAACGGCTCTACTTACAACGTCAATCGAGCGGACCAGGATCACACTGACGGCCTTTACAACTGTGGTGGTCGTAACCCGTCCTGCGAGTATCGCGGCGACTGGAAAAATCCGAACGGCAAAGGGCGTTCGTTCTACGTGGGCAACCGGAAGAACGGGAAATATTGCCGCGTCTATGAAAAAGGTCGCGAACTTGGCGCACCGGCTAGCGAGTGGGTTCGCATCGAGGTCGAGTTCAAAAGCGTCGATCGCGTCATTCCATTCGATGCACTGACGTCGCCAGGGGAATATCTGGCCGGGGCCTATCCTGCATTTGCCTGGATCAATCAGCACCAGGAAAGAATTTTTACAACGCAACGTGTCGTCCAGGCGGGCGTCGACAAGGCCGTCAAATGGCTGCGTCATCAAGCCGGAACGCATATTCATTATTTGGCGGAACTGTTCGGCGTCGACGGATTGATCGAACGCGTTTCACGCTCCGACAAGGTTCCAAAGTTCGCCTTAGTTCCGAATTGGACTCTGGCGGAACCGTCTATTCATCTTCAGAAAGTTTTTCAACCTCGGGTCAACCTTGGTGCGGCTGCGACCGCCTGGTAAGCGCCCAAAATCAAAGGAGTTTTACAAATGCAAGTCAAAGCGGAATTACTCGTTCTCGGTGCCAAGTCCTTCCGGGGCGAAGTCGAGGGCAAGAACTATGACAGCACAACGCTGTTCGTCGTGATGGATGTTTCGGAGCGGGGTGGTAACTCGGTCGGTCAGAACGTTGTCGAAATGAAGTTTGGCAAGTCGGACGAGTTCGACAAGCTGAAGCATTTGCCGTTTCCGCTTAAGTCGGAACTTGCGCTCAATCTCACGACCAAGGGCTACGAAGTTGAAGGCTTCCGCGCACTGGCTCAGAAACCGGCGCAGGCCTAACTATGGCCCTGATTGACGTTCGCCAAGTCTTTGTCGTCCAGGATCGGGCGACCGGCGCGTTCGTTGATATCAACATGGGTTTTGTCCAGTCGCTTAGACATGCGGCGCGGGCGGAATCCAGGGAAATTGCAAGCGAGTCGATGCACTGCGCGTTGTACGAGGATCAGCTTCAATGTCCGGAAGGCTTCGAGGTTCACGCCTTCTTCGAGAGTAACGACTAGTTTCGCATGCGAAATTAGTGTTTGAGGGGAGCAACGAAGATGCAAAACCGCACCATGTTTGACCGGCTGGATAGCTTCGTGGCCGAAAACGTTCTTGATCCGGTTCTCCGGTTCATTGATTTGGTGTTTCCGCCTGGTGGTATTCGCTGAGCAAAAAAAATCCCCCGTCGAGTGGCGGGGGATTCAACCGATCGGCTAGGGCAGGCCCTGGCGCGAAAGGAATCAAAATGAAATTCCAATTTAATCTGTTTGGCTTGGAAATACAAGTAACCCGTCTTAAGCGGTTCGGGGTGGTCTGCTGGTACAAGGAAGGGGATGTGCACATGCCGCTGTGCTTCGACTTTACGACATATACCAAGCTTGGGGCCTGGTTCGCCGGGTGGCGCACTGCTCGGCAGATGGCGGAAATTAGTAAGGACAGCACCATGTTTTGCATCTTTCGTATCAATGAGTCGTACCCGCCTAATCAACTGCCGGAAGTCGTTCGGGTAATTTCGGTTCGTAAGCAAGTCGAGTTTTTCAGCAAATAATCCAATTTAAATAACCTAACTGCCGGGGCTTGCCCTAGCCGATTGAATATGAAGATCAACATTCTGAACATTCGCAAAAGTCCGAAAAATCACCCGATTGGTTACGGCCAGGTCGGCGACAAGTACGGCGAAGTGTGGCTTCACCCTGAGATTACGCTTCCGGGGGAGTACGAATTGAGAACGCGCCTGGTCGTCAAGGAAGGGCGCTTTACCGTGCAGCTCCGTGCGGAGAAGGGTTGAACATGGCAACGTGCCTGAAATATCAGATTATCAGCGGGTCGACGGCAGTGGTCCCCGATGATGCGACGCCGATTTCTAGCTGTACGTTGGTTGCGCTGAACGCGTCGGAATATAGTCAGTTGTCGCACGGCTATATTGACAATGCCGATGACGCCAATGCGATTGTGACTGCGTTTGTGGTCCTGTTTGCCGTTGTGTTCGGGTTCAAAATGATTGCCAGGGCGCTGAATGTTGGCGACCAGGTGAGCGACGAGAAACATTGAGTTTTTTCAAGGCTGCCGGGAGTGCTTCCCCCCTCTCCTGGATGGCCTCTAACCTTGTGGGGATGGAGATTTGCAGACATGCAAAATCGTAACTGCTTCAAGAAGTATGGTTCTGGCCTGGCTCTCGCTACCGTCGCTGGCGCCTCGCAAGCTGCTGTTGATACCACTGCCATCACGACCGCCATCGGCGACGCTGGCACGGCTGCCGCCGTCGTTGGCGCTGCCGTTCTCGTGATGATCGTTGGTATCAAGGTCTACAAGTGGATTCGCGGGGCGATGTAATAGCCTCCCGGCTCTAGCTTGGGCGGGGGGGTTCGGTCTCGACCGGCTCCCCCGTTTTTTTTCAGCGAGGTGAAGCGGTGGGAATATGGGAAATCTACGTTATTGGCTGTCTGCTGGCGTTCTGGCTGTTGTTTTCGGGCTGATCTCGCCATGGGCTTCGGCTGAATCGGAGCCTGCAACGCCTGAATCGTCGTCGTGTTCCGGGGGCTTTTGGTGGCAATCGGGGGGGGCGTACACTTGCGGTGCTCAAGAGCTGTGTAGCGCTATTCGTCCGGCTAGTGGCTTCACCGGTCATACGTCGCAGCCACCGGAACCGGGGGAAATAAAGTGTTTCAATACCACGACGTATCAGGTTGAGACGTTTCCGATGACGTTTGTATCCGTTCGATATAGCTGCCAGCCGGGTTGGAATCTTGAGGGTAATCTCTGCGTTCGTCCGGATTGTCCTAGTGGGTCAACTCGCCAGGCGGACGGTTCGTGTAGTTGTCCCACCGGTTACGATATTCTTAACGGTCAGTGCGTCAAGGATTGTACGGGCAAGCAGGGGCAGCCAACTGTTAATTCAGGTGGTTATCGTTTCGAGGGGTCTCCTTCGAACTGGTCGGTCGGTGGTTGCAAGGTTAATTGCGCGGTTAAGATTTTGTACGCGCAAGGGGGTAGCGGGCAGGAATGCACGTTTACCGGTGCTTCGGCTAGCCCGGATAATCCGGAAGCATCTGCACAGCCTCCTGATCCGGAAAAGCTGCCGCCGGAAACGCCGGATGATTGCCTGTCGACCGGACAAGGCTATATCCAAGGTTCCAGCGGTGTCACTTGCGTTTCAAGTGAGTCGGCGCCAGCGGGCCAGAAACCGAATTCAGTCGAGCAGGCGAAGGCGCCTAAAGAGTCGGGTACTCCCGGCGCGGATGGTAAGCCCGACCCGAATGCGGCGGATTACACGAAAGAAGAGCAAAAGCATTCGACCATTGGTGGCCAGACAACGACGACGACCACGACCACGAAAAACGGCACGACGGATGGTAATGGCAATGTTCAATGTCCAGACGGATACACGCGTGTTGGTACAACGTCGCAATGTCAGCGAGTGCAAACGACAACTCAAGGCTCGAAGTCTTTCTGCGAAGAAAACCCAAAAGCGGCGGCGTGTATTGGTGAATCGCCGTCGAAGTTCGGCGGCTCTTGCGCTGGTGGTTTCGTTTGTACCGGCGATGAAGCTACCTGTGCAGCGGCCAAGGCGTCCTACGAACTCAAATGTTCGTTCGAGCAAGGTGACGGAACCAGCGATGCCGGCAAGGGACTGATTGACGGCAATGACCCAGCGCAGGGCGCAATCGATGCTCAAAAAAACGGCGGCACCTTCAATTTGTCGTCGCTCAATTACGCCGACACCGGCGGCAGCTGTCCGTCTGACTGGCATTTCACAATCCAGGGCCGCACGACAACGGTTAGCACGGCGGTGGTTTGCGATGTCGGCGGGTGGCTCGGAAATATTGGCGTGGCGCTGTCGTTGCTTATGGCGTCGTTCATCATCATCGGCGGAGTTAAATCGTAATGCTACCAATCGCTCCTCTCATAGCCTCGGCGCTGATCGGCTCTCTGGCGGCTGCGGCCTCGTCCCTGGTCGGTCGGGTCTTGATCGCGCTCGGCGTCAGTTATCTGACATTCACCGGTGTTGACGCATTGCTCAGTAACCTTACGGCGGCGATCAATTCCCGAATGGATGGCGTGCCGTCCGATCTGGCGGCCTGGCTCGGCATTCTTAAGGTTCAAACGTCAATCTCGATTCTGATTGCCGCGTTCACAACGCGTCTCGCTATGGTGGCCATCGGTGGGACCTTCAAGAAGGCGGTGCTTCGGTGATTTACCTGACGACGGGTACGCCTGGTAGCGGTAAAACGCTCTGGTCGTTGCATGCGATCAAAAAGCGCGTCGAGGCGGACAATAAAGCGATGGAAGCTGAAGGCAAGCCGGCCAGGGAAGTCTATTACTCGGGCATTGCTGATTTGCGGCTACCGTGGGTCGAGTTCCAGGACGCTACGAAGTGGAACGAGCTACCGCCAGGCTCGGTCATTGTCATTGACGAATGCCAGCGCGTGTTCCGTCCTCGGGGTACCGGCGCGGCGGTGCCTGAGTACATCTCAGCGATGGAAACGCATCGCCATAAGGGCTACGACATTTATCTGATTACGCAGCATCCAATGCTCGTTGATCAGAACATTCGCCGGCTCTGTGGCCAGCATCATCACATCGTCAGGAAGTTTGGCATTTCGGCGGCAACGGTGCATAAGTGGGGCAGTGTCCATGAAATCACCAAGCGGAACTTGCTCGAAGCTGAGCGGCAAACGTGGCCGTATAGCAAAGAGGTCATGGGCTATTACAAGTCGGCCGAGCTGCATACGCACAAAGCGAAGCTGCCAAAGCGTGTTTGGTTTCTTCTGGCGGCGCCATTGCTGATCGCTGCACTATCTTGGTACGCCTATCAAAAAATTGTCAGCGTCGGTAAAACCTCGGAACAGATAGCGCCAATGGGGCAGGGTGTTGTGCAGGATCAGGGGCAACTGGTCCGCTTCATGACACCGGCAGAAGAGCGCCTGGCGTACTTCGAAAAGGCGGTTCCGCGCGTGCCTGGCATGTTCCACACTGCACCGAAGTATGACGAAATAACCCAGCCCGTTGACGCGCCGTTTCCGTCAGCGTGCCTGATCTCCAAAGGTTTTGATCGGGAGAAGGGTGACTATTACGAAAAGTGCGGCTGCATCGATCAGCAGGGGCATCGTTACCAGACGGATATCGCAACGTGCAAGAAGATCGCTATCAATGGCTATTTCAAGGATTGGGGCCAGGAAAGGGAAAAGCCGGCAAAGGAGGAACGGGATAACGGGCCAACCCGGCAGGGGAATAACAATGGTCCGGCGCAGGCGATCATTGAACCGGGATTGCCAGGCGTTCCGCCGGCGCTGCCGGGTAAGGCGTCGGCGTAGCGAAGCTTCGGAAGTAAGTTTCGCATGCGAAATCATCAGACGGTGCTTTTAAACCCGGTCCAGGGCTAGCCCTGGTCGCTGCCCCTCAGGGGCTGCGAAATAGGTGGTTTTGACCTGCGGGTTTGAGGGTTGTTGATGACGGTGGCCTTTGTTTCAGGTTTAATCGCTTCATGAAACAAACATTGATGCTCCTGGCCTGGTTCGTGTCGTCGGTCGCCTGGGCGGAAAATCCCTATGCGATGGAATCGGCGATTTATAAGGTGGTCGTGCCGGTTGGGAATAGAAGTTATCTTGGCACAGGCGTTTTGTTGTCCTCGGATAAGATCCTCACGAACTGTCATATCGTCCAGGGCAAAGGCGGTTGGCCTAAGGTGATGCAGCGCATAACGGGCGATTGGTTCAAGGTAACGAAGTATTACCAGCTCGGTACGCTTGACGCTTGTATTCTGGTTGGCGGTTTCGAAGGCCGCCCGGTGTTGCTCAGTGCGAACATTGTCGAAGGTGAGAACATCTGGTTGTATGGCTATCCGTCGGAGCTGCCGGTGATAGGCCAGGGGTCTGTTCTTGGGTATGCGGATGGGGGTAAAACGTTGAGGCTAGGCGCGTTCTGCTCGGGTGGTTCGTCGGGTGGTCCGGTGTTGAATGCGCGGGGTGAGTTGGTCGGCCTAAACTTCGCGGTGTATCGGAATCAGAACTCTTGCCTAGCCATTCCGGTTACGCAGTTGCGCCCTTATCTGGTCCAGGGCTAGCCCTGGTCGCTGCCCCTCAGGGGCTGCGAAATGGGTGGTTCAAAAAGAGCGCGTAATTCCGGAACGGAATTATCCCGAAGGGACAAGCCGGCGCGACTCTTGCCGGCGCAGCATGTGAGCGCGTCACAATCACCAGGTGGAAAAAACCGCCCGAAGGCGGTTAGAAGGCGTTCCCGGATCTCCACTGCCTGACGCGTCGTTTTCCTTCCTCGCGTTCTTCCTTACTGGTTGAGGTCAGCAGGGCGCATGCGGTTGCAAGCATGCCAACGGCTGCGCCACTGGCCGCGATCTGGTTTCCGTTCAGCTCCTGGGCGATGGCCATCACGCCTTTTCGGATGGCTTCGCTTTTCTCGTCGATGGTCATTCGTCGTTCTCCCGTGCCTCGGCTTGAATCGGCAGAATGATACGGCCTTTGTACCAGTCGAAGAATTCCTGTAGGTCGATCGCGTTGTTCGCAGGTTTTCCCATGCCGAACTTAAGGGCTGCGAACTGGTGGGGGTGCATGCCGTCGACATCGTTGGAATGCCGGACGAATTCGAATAAAGCGCGCTCTGCCAGCTGCTCGGCGGTCATACCGGCGGCGCTCTCGTACCATCCTTTAAGATCAATCATTAGCGCGTCAATCTGCTCCCTGGTTCTGCTTGTCAGCCAGGCGCTTCCCTCGACGTTGGGATTGTCAGCGCACCAATCCCAAAAGTTATCAAACTGCCGGGCGGTGTTGATGTGGAATTCGAGCCGCTGTTGTTCTTGGATCGCCTCCCAGCGTGCTTTATCCTCCTTCATGCGTTGTTCGCGTTTGGCCTTTTCTTCCGGGTCGTCGAGCTTGGCCTGGTTGGCTGCGCGTGCCTCCTGTATGCCTTTGACTCGTTCTTTGACGGTGGCCAGCGTTTCCCGTGCTGTTTCACGGCCTGCGGTTCCGTTGCGAACCTTTCGCGCCAGGTCGTTGCCGTCGCAGTAATCGAGCTTCGCCACGGCGTCGACCGCCAGGACGAGTTCGAGATCCTCGGTGCTTCCGTCTTCGAGCAGTCCACGTGCTTGCCAGGATAACGAAGGGTGGGCGGCTGCAAGCCGTTTCGAGATCCATGATTTAGACTTGTGCACCAGGTTCATGATGTCGGACACGCTTTTGCCAAGGTCGTGCAAGGCGCGTATTGCTTTCGCTTCGTCGAGGGTAGATAAATCCTCGCGCTGGATGTTCTCGGCCAGCTGCGCGGCGTGGTGTTCGTCCTCGGTCATGGTTGTGATTAATACGGGGACGGTTTTCAGGCCGGCGATCTTGGCGGCGCGTAGTCGACGTTCGCCTGCGACGAGTATCCAGACATAACCGTCTGGCGTGGTGCGAACGGTTAGCGGCTGCAGAATGCCACGATCTGCGATATCAGCAGCCAGCTCGGCAAGGCTCGCTTCGTCAAACTCGGTGCGTACCTGGTCGAGTACGGCGATTCGGCCAATTTCCAGCTCGCCGAATTCGGGCGATGTGCCATTGACGGGCAAGGGCAGGGCGGTTTGTTCTTGTTTCGCATGCGAAACTTTCGGGGATTTCCGTTTGCTGACGGTGGCAGCAGCGGCGGCAGCTGCGGTGGTAGCGGATTGGGTGGTCATGGTTTAGTTCTCCGGTGTTCGCTCCAAGAATCAAAAAGGCGAATCAGGAAAGCGGCGGCGCTGCCGGCGAGTAGCCATAGGTAGTGAAGTAGGGCAGCGAAAGCGATGCCTAGGCTTACGTAGTAGATGGTTTCCATGGTTAGAACTCCGTGGATTCGGTGATAACGGCCGGCAGGTCGTGCCAGATGGTTACGTCGACTTCGCCGATGCCGTCATTTGCGTCGTACCAGCCGGTGATACGGATTGGTTCGGCGTTGCCGGGTGCGCCTGGTGCGTACTCGAAGTGCAGCACGAAGTAGTGTCCTTCGGTGGTGCGGCCGGCGCGGGTTCTAAAGTCGTCCGGGTTGGCTTGGCGGTATTCCTCGCTGGCATGGTCTGTGCTGATCTGGCCTAGATCGGTGGCCCCTCCTTGGGGTTGCTGGTTTTGTGGATGGTTTGCAGTGGTCATGGTGTTACCTCCTTGGTTCGTTTATCCGTCCTGAGTCGTTCGGCCCGACGTCCAGGAACCCGGCCAGCCTTGCGCCGAGTCAATAGGACCGTGGAATAAATGCGGCGGGGGTATGCCGCTTTTATGCCGCGAAAGCCTATTGACTCGGTGCTTGGCCGGGTTACAGGTCGGTGGAAAGGCCGAACGGCTTAGGACGGATGAACCAAGGCGGACGACCTCAGCAAATGGTTGTCCACAAAACAAGCGCCAGAGGCGCGACTAACTGAGGGGTTTGAGCTTCACCTATGACAAGCGGAGCGCGTAGGCGAGAAGGGGCAGAATGGCTTGTCCCCGTAGGGGATAGACGGGCTTGACCCGGCTACCATGGCAGCACCTGGCCCTCAGGGCTCGCTATACTTTGTCGCATGCGGGATGACAAACAAAAACAACTGCCTGGCATGACGCAGAGGGAAATTCACTTATCCCAGATCAGAAACTATTACTGGCATTTGCGAAATATCAGGCCGGGACAAACGGCAAAGCGTCGCCAGCTCTATCGACTGATACAAAAGCAAAAGGCCGTCTTGATAGCGGACGGCCTTGATGTCGAGCTGCTGCGCTTATGGTGTCGCCAGTTCTCTACTTGTTATCAAGAAGCGTCCAGGGCGCGTTTTGAGGCTTTTTTGCAGAAAACCAACACTGAACTGAAAAATACCCGATAGACATGAAAATATTTTCCGACTTAACATAATACAAATTATGCGTACTTCCAGCGCCTACGAAGGGGGCCACCAGCCGCCCCGGCCGCGCTCCCGTAGGTACCGGAAAAACTCAACGCCAGCGTGCACGCCACGGCCAGCACCAGCATGGCGGCACGCGATAAGAAACCCGTCCAGAAGCCTTGCCGCTTGGGGTTTTTCTCGCGCTGGCTTTCGAGGTCGGCCACGACTAAAGCCGGGTCAAGTTCGATCGTAATGGCGAGCTTGTAGGCGACGTCCAGCGGGACATGCCGGGAGCCTGATCTCATTTCGCTGATTGCGCCGTTTCGTACTTCTAAGCGCTTCGCAAGTTCGTAGTCCGATTCAATATTAAGTCGCGCTTTTGCGGCGTCTAGGTAGTCGGCTGGCTTCATCTTTTGTTCCTTTTTTCTCGGTGTGGTGAGTTCACCTTAGTTCCCATTTTGGAGCTTGACAACACTCCAAATGCTGAGGCATTGTGCGATCACTCCAGTTTTGGAGCGCCCTTAGACCGACTTCCGGCCAAGGGTTCAACCAACCGAAGGGAATTCAAATGCGAGTGACCGTCCGAGGGGCCTACACGATGAAAGGCACCGCCAAAGCGTCCGGAAATGCATATGAGATGTGCAATCTGGTGATTGAAACCAAGCAGGAAAGCGTCGCCAGCGTCAAGATGCAGCGCGTCGGCCTCGGCCTCGATACCAAGGAACTGCAAATGGAGTTCCAAGCGTTCGAGCGGCTGTCGAAGTTGCCGGTGGTCTATCCGTTCCTCGCTGATCTTGAAGTCGGCTCGACGGTGGGTTTCCGTGGGCTGGAAGCCATCATTACCGGCGTCACACCGGTTCAACTCAAGGCAGCGGCCTAAAAGTGGCCCTCTCCCCTGCTCCGTTCACGTCGGCTCCACAGTCGAGCGGCGCACCCATGACCGGGGCGGGGGAAATTGGCCATTGCGGGGAGTGCGCTTTTTGCACCCCTCGCGCCTACTGGAAGCCGACCGGCTTCGACATACATTGCGGGGCATTTGATCGGCGGGTGACGCCCGTCGCCGGGTGCTCCAAGTTCTGGCGGAAGGGGTCGGAAAACTCCCCCCTCCCCTTAGAACACTAGGGGGACACCGGCCAAAATGACCGATTCGACGTTTATTGACGGGGTGATTTTGAGTCAGCGTTTCCGTGCTGATTCGGTGAAATCTCTCGCCGGTCTTCGCTCTATCGCGTATCGCGCTCCGGGTGATATCAACTTTGATGGTTCAGCGGTCGAGGAACAGGATGTTCTACCGGAACGCATTCGGGCTGCTTGGATACAGGGCAGCCACAACACCAAGGTGCAAACGTCCTCCGACGGCACGCTCGTGCAACTGAAGGGTAATCCGGGGCGCTTCGGTCGCTCGGATAACGTCTTCAATCTGGATTGGGAAGGCACGCTAGCGGCTTCCAACCGTATTCTGCAATCGCAGGGGCTACCGGCCTTCGAGATGGGCGAACCTGCCGCCTCGCCGCGCATCATGCCCAACTTTGACGGCCAGCTACAAAGCAAGGCCGAGTTCCGCTGGTTTGCGGTCGATGCCAACGACGGCGGTCCACTGCACGAAGGGGCGCGGGTCTGGTCGATCCATTTGACCCGTAACTATCTGACCGGATCGCCGGCAGATGCTGCGCTCGTCATCAATTACCTAGGAACGCAGTCGGTTTCGCGGGTCAAGAAAAAAATTCACGGTTCATCCACCGTCACCTGGGGGGCGCTCAACTATTGCCAGGTGGAAGCCTATAACAAGGCGGATGAAATGCTCGCCCACTGTCGCGGGGAGATTGAGCGGCAACAGATGTTGCAAAACCCGGTTTATCAGTGGGCTCGGGAAAACGGTTTGATTCGGGTCGAAGTCAAGGCTGCCAAAGACTACCTGCGCGAAGCGGGTTTAACGTGGGCGGGAGATTGGGACATGGCGAAAGTAGTTCAGCTATACGAGTCGCGCACGCAGATATTGCAGCGCGTCAGGTCGGACGTCGAAGAGTTCGACCCGGCGAATCTGCCCACTCGCGTCGCCATGACGGCGGCGGCGTGGCTTCGCGGGGAAGACGTCAAACGCTGCATGTCCGAGCGCACGTTTCGTCGGCATTCCGCCGAGTTGCGCAAGTACGGCATCGACATTGCCGAAAGCCGCAACCTCCATTCCATGCCGGTGCGCATCAAAACCATCGAAATGCAGGCGGCTACGGCGCCTGACTGGTACTGGCACCGGGGCGCCGCATGACGGCGCGAATTCCTCTGATAGCGGTCATTGCGGAGCTGCGCCGTGTCAATCGTCCGGGCCTCTGTTTGGCGATGGCGGATTACGTAACGCGGGGTCATGTGTGAGGGATTTTCTAACCGTGGCGCTCGTTCTGGCGCTGGTGCTGTCGGCGTCCGGTGCTGCTGTGGTCGCAGTAAATAAGGTTTCCACTCCTGCTGAGCATAAGCAACTCAGCCGGTTTTATTAACTGTCTATGAAAGGACAAATCATGCTTAAGAAAATCGGTAGTTCCGTTGTGGCTCTGGCTCCTCTCTCGGCCTTCGCGGCTGTTCCGACTGACGTTACCACGGCCATGTCGTCCATGCAGGCCGATGGCATCGCCGTTGCAACCGTCTTCCTGGTCGCTTCCATCGCCATCATCGCCTTCCTGTTCATGCGCAAGGGCGCCCGCGCTTAAGCCATGGCACTGACAGGGGCAACCTTCGGGGATACGTGTTACGAGTCGCAAGCTGTGGCGCGGGATGCCTATTACTCGTCGGTTGCCTCTGCCGTGGTGCCGGGTGCGACCGGCTACGTCATCCAGTTTGAAAAGACGGTAGGCGGTGTTTGGCAACAAAAAAGCTATTCCATTGCCTCCAACGGGGCATGGACCTTGCGCAGTACGACCAATGCTCCGGTGATCACCTTTCCCACTTGTGACCCTTCGGAGCCGTTCTTTGACGGCATGGCCATTGGTTGGGGCGTGGTGCTGGCAATGGTGTCGGTCGCGGCGGTCATGATGATGCGAAGGGGTGCGCGGGGTGGGTAACATCGAATTGATGCTTTTGGGGTTCGCGTGTGTGGTGCTCCCGATTTGGCTGGCGGTCAAATGAAAAAATTCGTTTTTCTTCTCTGGCTCCTGGTGGGCTTTTTTTTCGTCCGTCCAGTGTTCGCGGAAACAATTCCGGCAACGCCTGAAAACAGTTCGTGTGCAGGCGGCTACTGGTGGCGATCCGGCGCGGTATATACCTGCACAGCGCAGGAAATGTGCACAGCGTTGCTCAATCCGTCCGGCTTCACCTCACATACGAGCCAACCGCCAGAGCCCGGCAACATTCGTTGCATGAGTTTTGAAACGTATCAGATACAAGAATTTGCGCACACCTTCGAAGCGGTGCGCTATACCTGCCCGGCTAACGGCGGCTGGACATTGCAGGGCACTCAATGCACGCGGCCAGATTGCGCGGCCGGAACGGCGCGGTTACCTGATGGAAGCTGCGCCTGCCCATCTGGCCAATACAAAGAAAACGGGGTTTGCAAGTGTGAAAACGGATCACAAACAGGGACGAACGGTCAATGCTGTCCTGCACCTGGCGATGGTGGCGGGGCGCCAATGCAATGGTGCTACGTGGAAGGGCCGTCTTCGACGTCTTGCAATGCGGCTGGCAATAATGGTTGTTCGATACGTTGCAAGGATGTGACCTTCCAGACCGGGACCGGTGATCATCTAGCCATTTATCCGAAAATCGCGCTGGGTCAAAATTGCGGCTACACCGGTCTTAAAACGCCTCCCGATACACCGGGCGGCGGGGCGCTCACTGACGATGAGTTGAACGAGGTCAAAGAGGCCACAAAGACGCCGGAAGTAGCCAAGACGCCGGGAGGGTGTCTCGCGGCTGGTCAGGGCTACATAACTTCTGGCGGTGTGACCACGTGCGTATCGTCGGGCGAAGCGGGCGACGTCAAAGAAACGAAAACGACCCAAGAAACCAGCACGGTAAAGAATCCGGGCACGGGTGCCGACGAAACCACGACCAAAGAAACGACCAAGACCGAATCCACGACCAGCGGCGGGCAAAAGAGCGGCACCACGACTGAAACGGTGACCAATCCCAACGGCACGAAAACCATTACGACGACGACCCGTACGCAAAATCCAGATGGCACGGTCACGGAAAGCAAGAAGGTTGAAACCGTATCGGGCGGGACGACCACTACGCAAAGCAACTCGACCGGCACGCAGGGGCAAGGAACCTATTGCGAGAAAAACCCGAATGACCCGATATGCAAGAAGCCGAGTGATGATTGCATAGCGAACGCCGATCGCCTTGGCTGTATGGGGGCCGGCACGCCTCCGGTAGAGGGTGCCTTGCAGTCGCAGCAAATCGGGGTTAGCAGCATCTCAACGGTTGCCGTGTCGCAGGATAACCAGTGTCCGGCTGGCCTCGTACTGCCGCATGGCCTCGGGGAGTACAACTGGGGGCCAGCGTGCCAACTGGCAAGCGTCCTGAAACCCATCGTCTTGGCGTTTGCGTGGATTTCCGCAATCTTCATCGTTTTCGGCTTTAAGGGGCAAGAATAATGGCGCTACCAGTGGCGGCGGGTTGGCTCGTGTCGATGGCATGGCCGATTGCAAAACAAGTTCTCGTTGCGCTCGGCATCGGAACGATTAGCTATGTTGGCCTCTCCGCACTCGCGGGGCAGGCTCAGGCGGCTGTTCTGGATGCTTGGGGCCAGCTAGGCGGGTCGGTCCTCCAGCTGGCCACGCTCGGGGGCATACCGCAAAGCATCGGAATCATTCTCGGCGCGATCAATGCTCGGCTTGCCTTCCTCGTCGTGGGTCGCTTGGGGAAGCTGTCGTGATCATCCTTGTGACCGGGCAACCTGGCAGCGGTAAAACGCTGAAAGCGGTTGATATGCTGGCCAATGACGAACAGTTTAAGGGTCGGCCCTTGTTCGTTGGCGGCGTGCCTGAACTGACGATCGACCATGAAACCGTTCCGCCCGTGGCGGAATGGACTGAGATACGTAACAGTCCAGAAGATGAAAGCATCAAGCTCGCTTACTTCACCTTTCCGCCAAAGTCGATCATCGTTATTGACGAGGCCCAACGCATCTACCGGCCTCGAGCGGCATCCTCTCGGGTGCCTCCTGAGGTCGCAGCCTTTGAGACCCACCGACATACCGGCGTCGATTTCATCCTGATCACACAGCATCCGGGCCTCCTGGATGCCAACATCAGGAAGTTGGTCGGCAAGCATATCCATATTGCCGTTACGCCTTTCGGGCGCTACAGCTACGAATGGACCAAGTGTGCGGACCCGGAAAGCAAGACGGAAAGGGACATCGCGGCGCGGGATCGCTACGTTCTGCCGAAGCGGTCCTTCAATCTCTACAAGTCCAGCGAACTGCACACCAAGGTAAAAACCAAAATACCGGTGTACGCGTGGCTTTTCCTTGCCTGCGTCGTGCTGCTCGCCGGTCTGATCTATTACGTCTATGGGCGCATCTTCTCCAAGGGGGAAGACAATCAGACTGTCGAGAAGCTCAACAATGCCGGCCAGTCGGCGCAAGTCGCCACGGGCAAGATAGGGCCGGTTTCTCTTCGGGAATATGTCGCCGAAGGTGTTGCACGCATTGACGGCCTCCAGCACACCGCGCCGAAGTACGACGATTTAACCAAACCAACGCAAGTGCCTTGGCCTTCGCTCTGCGTCATCATCAAACCGTGGCGTGGTAATCCGGGCAAATGCCGTTGCATGGACCAACAGGGGAATGAATACCCCACCAGAACGGCCACCTGCGAACAGATTGCTACCAAGGGCATCTTCAAAGACTTCGGTCAGGAGCAGGAAGCGGAAAATCAAAAGCAGGATTATCCGCACCTTGGGCGAAATCAGGCTGGACAACCGGCAGCGGCACCGACGACGCCCGGTCAGGGCGGCGGGGTGCCGATGCCAGGTCAGCCGATCATTTAA